CAGCACCTTAATCAGCGCATCGACGTCAGAATTTGCCAGCGAGGCCAGACTCACACCGCGCAGGGTTCCCGCGTTGGGTTTTGTGACGGTCACCTGTTCGATTTTCTGCTCACCGCGCATGATGGGGTTATCGAGGATCACAATGTTTGAGTTTTCGGTTTCGTTGATGTTTTCCATGATGTTAGTCTCGTCAAAGTTAAGTGACCGGCCAGCCTGACTGACCGGTTAAGGGGTTACAGGCCGATGGCCTTACGGTGTTCCGCCAGACGGTCGACACCGTCGACTTTCATCACCATGTTGATGACGTCAATCTCGATGACCTCTTTCCCGTCAATCGTGAGCTGGTAGTAAGTGCACTCGGTCGAGATTTTGGTCGTGCCGCTTTCGCCCTGTTTGTTTTCGCCGCCGTCATACTCTTTATGACGGCCACGCATGACCACCTCAACGGCAGAAATTGTGCCGGTGTCATCGCGCTGGTATGAGCCGGTAAAACGCAGCGGCACGCTATCCGCACCCGGTGACGCGTACTGCGCCCACAGCTCGATATCAGGCAGACCGCCGAGCGTCCACTCAAGCGACAGCGCGTCATCATCGAGGCCGAGGTCAATCGACACCGAGCCCGGCATCCCGCCGCCACGGTATTTCTCTAGCTTGCGGGTCAGCTTTGGCAGGGTGACGGATTCAACGACGCCCATGTAGTTGAGACCGTCGTTAAACATGTTCAGGTATTTCAGTTTGCGTGGTAACGCCATGCTCTGGGCTCCTTAGCTGTTGACCGAGTCTGACAGGTTCGCCAGATAGGTATCGGTGATGCGCTGGCGCAGGGTCAGGTTTTCCAGCGGCGGGACGGGGGTGTAGTCGTAATCGATATACAGTTTCCCCGCCTTGAGCGTTTCCACGCTGTTTGACTCCGGGTCGTACCAGCAGGAGCCGTCAACGATATAACCGTTGTTTTTCAGCTCGCGGAATTTCGCATTCATACCGGCGACGATGTCGCGGATAAGCGTCGCTGTGACGGGTTTATCAATCGCCCACGCGTGCGCCTCCGCCATCGTGTCGGCAAGTACCTGCGCCGTGCGGGTGTAGTTTTCAAAAAGGAAAAGGGGGTCATCTGAGCAGGTACGGTTGCCCCAGAATTTAAAGCCGTCGTTACGAATAAGCGTGGTGACACCGGCCTGATTAAGCAGGTTTGCGTCGGTGGCTTTCTCCTGCAAATCCCACGAGACCGAAGCGCTGACGCCGGTGACGCCATTCACGCCGACGTTAGAGAGCGTTTTGTGCCAGCCGGTCTCCTGGTCGATTTTGGCTCGCAGTCCGAGCGCGCGGGCGGTCGCCCATGCAATATCGGTATCGTTCGCTGTGGTATCCCATGCCAGAAAATCAGGGTGAATGACCATCAGCTCGCGCTGGCTGAAATTATCGCGGTAGGCAATGGCTTCAGAAATGGTCTTGCAGCCCCATGCGCTGATATAGCCAAAGGCGCGCAGGCTCTGACAGGTCGCTGCGAGCGCGGTCGCCACTTCCTGAGAGTCCAGCCCCGGCACGCCGAGAATGCGCGGCTTAACGCCGGTGACGGTTTTTGCAGCCAGCAGCGCCTTAAGCCCGGTGTATTTGCCGTTCTCGTCTGTCGTGCCGATGATGTTGGAAATGGTCTCTTTCTGCGCCGCTTCGGGGTCTTCCGGGTCGTCGATACCTTCGGCCACGCGGACAACCACAACGACCGGCTTGCACTGGTCGGCAATGGCCTGCAGGGATTTTGACAGGGTGCCAAGTTTACCGGCCTTACCGATCGCGTTTTGCACGCTGGTAATCAGCACCGGCTCATTAAGCGGGAATGTTAAATCGTCAGCATCGCTGGCCGTGCAGACCATGCCGATGATGGCCGTCGAGACGGTGGAAATGGTGCGCGTGCCATCGTTAATCTCGATGACCTCAACGCCGTGATGATAGTCGCCCATCTGTTTAACTCCGTGGTTAAGGGATGCGACCATTTTCGGTTGTATGATTTACAAGCGCGATAAAACAGCGTTGGCGGGAGAATGAGACAACAAACAAAAACCCTCCGGGCGGAGGGCTGCATTCAGTCAGGTTTTTCAGGCCACTCGATATCCGGTGCGGTGCTAATATCCAGCCGGTTTAATATCACACGGTAACGCTTCCAGCGAGTGAGAGCAGATAACTCATCCTCTGTAGCCATACCAAGCTCATCAGCGTCCTGCAAAACCGCTATTGCTTCACCAGCCTCCCGAATAAGCCTGGACTTTTCCCCTTCAGCAATCTCCCTCATCTCCTGCGGCGTGGGGGGCTCAGGCTCAGACAATACGGGCCTTCCGTCTTCATCTGGAGTAATTACCTTCCCCATGGCCTGACCACTGATAAGATATTCATACCATTGATTCGATATTTCACTAATATCGTCAGGTAAAGTACCGGCTTGCTCGTAATCTGATATAAGCGAAGAAACATAAAACGCATTTGTTTCCGCGCTGTAAAAATAAGTATTGTCCATATTAATACCCCACCGCATACCAGTAGACGCCGTGACCATCACTCCCCACGGATGCCCCTGTTTTTGTAAAACTGGTTACATACGTCCAGTTATTTTGCGCGCCATCGTTTACTTTACGAATGATGGTGTTTTGCACATTCACGCAAGCTGATGGAAAGGCTGTCGGGAAGGTAATATTTACATTGCCTGTAACTGAACTTGAAACCACACCCCACTGAAAAATCATTCCCGTATTGGCGTCCCTATACCAGCCATTCGCCGCTTTCGATGCAGAGTTAATCTTTTGAAAGCGCGCATCGCTCTCCGCTTTGGTATATGCAGTCCCCGTTGGCGTGTAATTGCCCTTTGGCTGGAAACGTGCGTCACTCTCAGCCTTAGTGTAAGCGCCCGTTTTTGCCATATATCTGGCATCAGACTGCGCCTTTGTATAATATCGGGCGTCAAAATTAGCGTAATTAGCCAGAGCCAGTTTATTCATGGTGATGTCACCCGTCGCCAGGCTGACAGTAAAAGGACGCAAACTGTTAAACGTGCCGAGCGAATCACCAGAATTCGTGACCAGCAGATAAAGGCTTCCACCATCATTACGCCAGAACACCCCATAGCTGCCATAAGCAATGCGAAAACCGTTAGCGCTTCTGGAAACAAACTCCCCAGAAGACGTTACTCCGCCTGCAAAACTGGAAACCCCATTAAAGCTAAATGATACAGAGCCATCTTTATTTCGCTGTGAATAAAAATGATACCCTGTGGCATCTTTAAACTCTAAAACTGTCGGCCTGTCGGCGTTCCCCCATAAAAGCAGTGAGCCGTTAGCTGTTGACGAGTTCTGCGAGCTAATTTCAAACTTCCTTCCATTCCCCACCGAAAGCGTGCCATTTACTGCCGCATTACCAGTAACCGTGCCGCCAGTTACTGGCAGAGCGCCAAGCTCCCCGGCTGTGGGTTTATTAGCCGCATCATACTGTTTAACCCAGACTGACCACGTGCCGCTGTACAGCGTGCGGATGTATGAGCGTGAATTGTTGTAAACGCGGTAAACCTGCGTGATACCCGCGTGCTTATAAACCTCCAGTGAACCGGCCATTACCTCGGGATAGTTTTTCCCGGTTTGCGCCTGCGCGTTTGCTGGCTGGTAATACAGTCCCGGCGTGGTGTAGGCGTTTAAGTCCTCAGCATTACCAATCCCGACAGTCTGACCATTAAAAATATCCTGCGCCGTAATACTGATATCGGCACTCAGCGCCCGGCCATTGACTTTCCGCCCTGACGGTACTCGCCCGTTGGCATTATCATTGGCTGCCTTAACGGCTTTCGGTGTCGCCGCCAGTGCCTCAGACGCGCTGTCGGTTGCGCTGCTGAGCTGGACGATACCCTTTTGCGCCGTGGTGGCGTCCTGAGCCGTGTATTTACCTTTCGCAAGGTCATACGCCGCCTTAACCGCTTTCGGCGTCGCTGCAACGCTCTCAGACACGCTGTCGGTCGCGCTGCTGAGCTGGACGATACCCTTTTGCGCCGTGGTGGCGTCCAGAGCCGTGTATTTACCTTTCGCAAGGTCATACACCGTCTTAACCGCTTTCGGCGTCGCTGCGACGCTCTCAGACACGCTGTCGGTCGCGCTGCTGAGCTGAGTGAAGCCCTTTGCGGTTAGCGTGGCGTCAGGATGGCGGCGGGACTGCTCATGCTCCGCAATCTTGTCGTCGACGTAGTCCTGCGTTGCCATCACCGTTGAGGTATCAATCGTCAGCTCGACTGACTCGATGTCGCTCACCATGATAACCATACGCACGGTCTGCGCGCGGCCTGACCCCTCCGCCAGCGCTGGCTTGTAGCTTTCGGCCATATTGCCGACCGCAATCAGCGTGCCGGTGTCATCATAGAGCCCGAGCTCGCGCATCCAGAAACCGCCTCGCTCCGGCGGGATAAGCAGTTCTGCCACGACGTAATTTTTATTCTTTTTGTCCTGGCTGATTTTGTTCAGCGCGTGACGCCAGACCTCTTTGACGAGTTTTGTCTGGTTCGGGTCAGGCACCGGCAGCGTGCCGCCACCGTCACCCACGGCAATCGCCGTCAGGTTCACCTTTTTCCCGTTCGGGAGGGTCGCTGCAGCCAGCTTGATTGCACCGGCTTTGGTGATGACCGTTTTGTATTTCACTGTCATTGTGCTCTCACTTATCCGGGGTAAACCGTGATGATGTCGCCGTCATAGGACAGAGCGCCGGTGTAGAGGTATCCGGGGATATCCTGAATAATATTGAGGCCGATTAAATGGCGGCTGGCTGGCTTTGCATCGGCAATAAGCCGCTCCATTTCGTAATACATTTCCTCGGTGATGCCGGTCTCTAACACACCGATATCGAGGCGAAACGTGCCGGGCGGGTCGTTGGTTTCCCACCATTCAGTCACGTTAATCAGATAGCCGAGCGGCTCCACCACGCGGCGCACTGCGCCAATCGTCCCCTTGTGCGCGTGGATAAACCACGCCGCGCGGATCACTTCCCGTTTTGTGGACTCCGGCCAGCTCTCATCCCACCGGTCAACGGAAATCGCCCACGCCAGCCACGGCAGCAGGTTTGCCGGGCAGTCGTCAGGGCTCCAGAGACGGCGCAGGGGTACGGGCGTGTTTTCGATTTCAGCGCAGGCGCGCGCGGCGGCAACCTCCAGCGGCGAGGATCCCACCGGCAACAGGCGGGTGTCATTCATCATTGCCCCCTATGGTGACGCTGTACTCGCTGCACCATGACGCCTGCGTGTCATCAAGCACAATGTCGGCCACCGGCGCGGCCAGCTCGACGCGCTGCACCCCCTCGACGTGAAGCGCCGCATAGATGGCAGATTTACGGATGTCACGCCCGAGCCGGTGCTGCGCGCTGATATATGCCTGCAGCTTTGCTTTTGCCGCACTGAGCACCGGCTCGCTTTCGGGCCCGGGGTAAAGATAAAGCGACGCGGTGATTTTATAGTCGACAATTTTCGCTGACTGCACGGTCACGCGGTCGGCCACCGGCCGGACGTCCTCGTCGTTAAGCGCAGTGCGCACAATGTCGAGAAGCTCGTCAGAGGCGACACCGTTATTTTCGCGGGACAGCACCGTGACCGTGACACACGCAGGCGCGGGACTGATGACCGAAATATCCGCGACCCGCCCGTCAGCGCTGCGACCGTGAAACTGATATGCACCGGTTGAGCCTGCGGTACTCAGCCCCTCAAAGGCCTGCTGAATGCGCAGACGGTAGTCGGTGT